TTTCTACATCAAGAAATTATACGGAAACTCCTGATTATAAAATATTAGAAAATTACGATAATTTATTAATAAAATTTGGATTATGATAACATACATTACAATAAATATGTCTGAAATAGCATTGGTTGATTTCAATCAAGTTATGGAGACATCAGAAGAAACAGTTAGACTATCAGTTGATGGTTTACAAACAGTATTAAAGTGGGAAGGTGTAGAGCCTTCATTTGTATCAACATTAAGTTCATACGAAGGACCTTATACCCACGAAGAAATTTTAGTAATAATGGCTACTCCAGAATGGACTAGTCCAATAGACGAAGAATAATATGGGAGCATACGGAGGACCAGATATAATAACAGACGGATTAACTTTTGCAGTTGACGCAGGTAGCACTAGAAGTTACCCTGGGTCAGGAACTACAGTAACTAATTTAGTAGGTTCAGACACAGGGACTCTAACTAATGGCGTTGGTTTTAATACTAGCAATGGCGGAAGCTTTGTTTTTGACGGTGCTGATGATTATATTCCGTTTCCAGGAGTTTTAGAACAAGAGGTTATAGACCAGAACAAACAACTTACTATTAGCTTATGGATAAAGCCTGATACGTACGGAAACAAAATGCCTTTTTCAACAGGGCAAAATGGAAGTGATAGAATTTATTATTGGACTGATGGTGGTTTAAACCTGTGGAGAATAGGTAATTTTATATCTACAACCTCAACAGCTTTACCCACGGTAGGCACCTGGTATAATACAACTGTAGTAATAAATCAAGGATCAGTTGCGGTTTACTTAAATGGAGTAGCAGATTATACGGGGGCATATGCTAACTACACAACTCAAACTATGGCTACGCTAGGAAGACACGGTTCAAGCTCGCTGTACTCTTATGATGGTAACATAGGTAATGTTTTTATTTATGACGATAAAGCGTTAACTGCTGTAGAAGTATTACAAAATTATAACGCGCAAAAAAACAGATTTATATAATGTATGTAGGACCAGACATAGTAACAGACGGATTAATTTTTGGATTAGATGCAGGATCAGAAAGGTGCTTTGCTAGTGGAGATACTACGGCAACAGACATAGTTCAAGGGTTTAACTGTTCAGGAGCAAACGGAAATCCAGCGAGTGGTACTCATACACCTAATACTGCTAACTTTCCTGTGTATAATGCTACAAAAGGTGGTGTATTTGATTTTGCAGGTGGTAAAGGAATAAATGTAGATGGGGATTTAGGGAGTACTTCTTCCTCAAGCATCTCCATGTGGCTTTACAAAGCTCCTGGTTCAACGCAGTATATAACAGACGGAAGAAATGATGGCGGTCAATGGTTTTTATCAAATTACACTAGCTTTAATATAAACTGGCACGGTACTTTAAGATATAACTTTGAAGACCCTTACAACGCCAGCGCACCTGAGTTCATTGATAAATGGGTACATATGACTGTTACTTCAGATAGCACTGGTTCAAAAATATATATAAACGGAGTATATACTGCAGCTACAGGTGAATCGTCTGCAGATGAAGATTTTGGTATAAATTACAGAATAGGTACAAGATATACAACATCTTCAGAATGGACTGGTAAGATGGGTTCAATTTATTTTTATAATAAAGTACTAAACGCTACAGAAGCATTACAGAATTTTAATGCACAGAAATTAAGATTTTTATAGAATAACAACTTTTTGGATATTGAAAAAAAGATAATATTATGGCAAACGAATTTAAAATAAAGAAAGGCTTAATTGTCACAGGAGCATCAGGTGGAACTGTCGTGGATATACAGGGTTCACAAGGACAACTGTTTTCAGTAACAGACGATTTAAGCGGATCTATATTCGCTGTGTCAGATATATCTGGTGTACCAATACTGGATGTAAACTCAAGTAGTACTGTTAATGTGGACGGCACTCTAAATGTAAACAACAAAGTTGTTATACAAACTGGAACAACCTATGCTCAAGCCACTGATTATCTATATATTGGAGGGGATGATTTAGGTGGCGGAGATGCTGCTATTTATTTGGGTAACAGAGGAAATGGAACAGGTTATGGTTGGAGATTTTATTATGCTGGAATAGGTTCTGGTAACAGCAACAATCTTGTAATTAGATCAGAAAACCTAAATAGTCCAGTGGATGCCGTAACTTTTAATCAAGATGGATTTGCAGCTTTTGCAAATAAAGTACAAGCAGCAGGTTGGTTTCAAGGTAATGGCGCAACAAATACGCTTTACTCAAATGTAACAGCAGGTGTTCTTTTACAAACCGCAGGGTCTACACAGAATAATAATGATTCTAAAATATTTTTTAGAAATTCAGGTACAACAGTAAAACATACATTTGATACTTATAACGGAGACGCCACTTTTGTAGGTCAAGGATTTAGTTCAGCAACCTCTTCTGGAGACGCATCATCAACTCTAACAACAAAAGGTTATGTAGACGGTTTAATTACTGGGGCTACAATATATAGAGGTGCTTGGCAAGCTGGTATATCAGCTACCTCATCCGCTGCAACAACAGCGAGTACAACATTAACAGTTACTGCAGCAATACTTGATGTAGATGGTAATACACCTGATTTAGTAGGGGCTGTAGTTACTGGTGCTGGAATAACAGGTATTGTGAAAGTAGCTTCAGTTACTTCATCTACAGTATATGTATTAGATACGGCAATAACTGCAACAGCAACAGCGTATATATTTTCTCCAATATATGGAGCGCCTGACTTAAGTGGTGTAACAGAAACATCTGGATATTATTATATATGTAGTGAGGCAGGTTCAGCAACTCCAAACGGAGCGAACTCAGAACCTAACACTTGGAATGTTGGTGACTGGTGTATATACAACGATGTTAGCGGTACAGGTCAATGGCAAAAGATTGATAACTCATCTGTATTATCAGGTGCTGGTACAGGTCAAACTGTAGCTTTATGGGAAGGGCCAAGTTCTGTTACAGATTCAGATACTTTAGGTAATGCGCCAATAACAGTTAGTGGGAATAATACAACTTTTGCAGGTAATATAACTGCATTAACTGGAGCAGGATCTGGTAACATTACAGTAGGTAGAAATACAAATGAAAAAACAATAATTGATGTAGGTGATCAGGTTAATTCAATAACCGCATATCAAGATTCTGATGGAAATGCAACACATAACTTTACTTTAAATAGAGTATTTGGAGGCACAGGTGCTAATGATTTTATAATACAAAAAGATGGTACTGCTCAATTTACTTTAGATACTTCAGCAAACGCACTTTTTGCAGGTAGTGTAACAGTTGATGGAGTTTTGTATTTAGAAAATAGTAGTACAACGGTTCAGATGACAGGTAATACATCAGGGAATTTTACTATTGATAACAACAGTGGACAAATTTCTTTTCAAGCTAATGGTAGTACTGTAAACTCCTTAACAATATCTTCTAGTTTATTAACCTTAAATGAGGTTAGTCAAGTAAACAATACCTTGCAGACTCTTACAGCAATGAGAGATACTGACACTTGGGATGGAGCAGTATTAAGATTAAATAGTACCGATACTGTTGACACAACTGGTTTTCAAGGTATGAGGTTTGCTACAAGTACTGCAAACAATTATGGTTGGAGATTTGGAGCCAACAGAAGTACTTCGGGTAGAGGTTCATTAAGATTTTATGAGCATAATAATACTGTTACAGGTATTGAAAGGTTTACAATTCAACAAGGCGGTAATGTAGGTATAGGAACAAATGCACCTTTTTCTTTATTAGAAATTAGTCAACAATTATCAGCGGCTGCTACTATAGATTATCCATATACTATTACTTCAAGAGACGATGCAAACTCAATTAATCAAGTAGGTGGCGAAGGTGTTGGTATTAAATTTAGAATAGCAGGAAATGATGCTACAACACCAGGTAATAGTATAGTAGGAGCGAGTATTGCTGCTATTAGAGAAAGCGCTTCTGATACAGATTCAAGTACAGGTTTAGGGTTTTTTGTTACACAAAATGATGAAGTATTAGATGAGGCTTTAAGAATTGATCACGATAAAAATGCAAATTTTTTAAGTAATGTAGACATTGCAGATTCTTTAGATGTTACAAACTCTATTGATTTAGGAACACAGGTTTGGAAGACATACACAAACACAGCAGCAAAACTTAATGTAGAAGTAGCTGGTGGTAATGCTATAAATATTTTCAACACACAAGAAAATGCTGCATTTTTAAACTTTATTGATTCACAAAGTGATGGCTCACAATATGCTAATTTAAATTTTAACTCCAGTGGAACTAACGCTCTTATTATTAATAATATGGGTTATGATACCACTATTAGTAATGCAGGTGTATGGACTTTCCCAAACAATGTTAACGCCACAACATTCATTGGTAATTTACAGGGTGGTCATACCAGCGGAACGATAAGCAGTGGGGTTACAGCTATAACACAACCTAATGCTACAGATAACACAACAATAGCAACAACTGCTTATGTAGTAAATAAAATAGCTGAACTACCAGCAGGATTACAATTTTTAGGTACGTGGAACGCAGATACCAATACACCAACTTTAGCAACTGGTGGTGGTGAAAGATCTGAAGGTACAGCTACTACAGTTACAGCTAATAAATTAATAGATTCAGCTGCTACATTTACAACAGCACCCGCTGTGGTAGTAGGTGATAGAGTAAGGGTTGTAACACCAAACGGACCTGAGTTTGCTCTTGTAACAGTTGTTGATTCTGCTACACAATTAACTTTAGCATCAGATATAGTAACAGCTATAGGTGAAACTTACATATTAGAGGTTGCACCTTTTTTACCAGAAGGTAGTTATTATATAGTTAGTAACGATGGTGCTACCGATCTAAACGGAATAACTGATTGGAAAGTTGGTGATTGGGCTGTAGCTTCAAGTACGAATGTGTGGCAAAAAATAGATAACTCTTCCGTATTAGATGGTCAAGGAACAGGTCAGACTATACCTTTATGGTCTGGATCTGGAAATTCTAATACTTTAACTAATAGCAATATTACGCAGACAAGTAGTACTAATGTAAAAATTGCTTCAAGTGTTCACATAACTGATAGCACACAATATACATCAGGACAAGCTTCTATTGAAGTTGTAAAGTTACAAAGAATAAATACAGGTGGAGATATAAAAGCATCTACAGAAGGTCACGTATCTATGTGGGCTACTGATAGTAACAATGATACAGAGTGGGCAAGAATGTCTTGGGTAAATGACAATGATAATGATGGAGGTCTTGAATCAGAGGGCGCTCTTTGTTTTTGGACAAGTCAAGAAGGCACTTTGAATAGAGCAATGTATATTGATCATAATCAAAACGTAGGTATCGGTACGACTAGTCCTACTCATCTTTTAAATTTATCAGAAAGTGATTCTAATAGTGTTCAATTAGTAATAGATAATACTAATACTACAGACGCTGGTACAGAAACTTCAGAGATAAGGTTTAGACATTACAGAAGTTATGTTGCTGGTCAAAACGATGCAGGAGAAATTATAGTTGGAAAAGAACAAGCGTGGGATGCAGCAGGAGACAGAAACTCCTATATGGCTTTTGGTACTAGAAAAGGTTCAGATGCAGTTGTTGAAAAAATGCGTATTACAAGTGGAGGCAAAGTAGGTATTGGAACGGATAATCCTGACTCTGAGTTGGATATAAGATCTGATTCATCAACAGAGCCAGTTGTTCTAAAATTAGGTAATGCAGTAGCTTCAGGCGATAATGATGTTATAATATCTCAATTATCTACTTTTATAGATAATAGCAATACAGCTGCTAATGAACTTGGTAGAATACAGGTGCAAAACGGAGCAGGTAGTCACGATGATGGAATAATGTCATTTTGGACAAGAGATGGTATTAATAATGTAGATGCTGCCCGAAGAATGACAATTGACGGTTTAGGTCAAGTTGGTATTGGTATTGATTCCCCATTAAATACACTTTCTATAGAGTCAACAAATGGAACCTTGCCTTTAATAAAAATAAGAAATAAAACAAATGGTGGTGGCGCTGCTATTGAGTTTAATGATAATGGAACATCTGCTACAACTCAAAATGGAACTTTAACTTACTACCACGCAGATGGTTCTTCTCAAGGAGGAGGGGCTTCTTTTTGGCTTGAAGCTCAACCTGACACTGTTTTAGTTGTTGGTAATGGAACAAACACAGGTAGAGTAATAGTAGGCGGAAATAGTACAGCTGAGGTTGGATATGGATTTTATGATGATGTTAATACAGGTATGTTTAAACCTGCAAATCATCAATTAGGTTTTGCAACTAATGGCACAAACAGATTAACTATATCAACAATTATTCAGGCTAACTCTCCTATAAAAACAATATTAGGTACAGCTGCAATACCTGCTTTACAAATAGGCGATAGTGATTCTGGATTTTATGATTCAGGAGCTAATCTAATAAGCGTATCTTTGGGAGGTGTTCAAAGTGCTACGTTCCACGATGGAGGAAGGTTCCAAGCAGTTAGTAGTGTTCAAGCTGGTGATGATACAAATACAGCTGGAGCAAGTAGAGCTGGTGCAATAAGATATAGAACAGGTACAGAGTATGTAGAGGTTACAGGGACAGAACTTGTGGTAAATGGGGATTTTGCAACTACCGCTACTTGGACTACAAGTGGAACAGTTGCAATATCTGGAGGAACTGCAAACTGGACAAACGCAGTCAATGGAGCTGGTTTTTTCCAAGCTATTACATTTACGGCTAATGCTTATTATAAATGTGAGGTTACTGTATCAAATTATTCAACTGGTACTTTTAGATTTAGATACCCTGGAATTTCATCTCCAAGAGTTTCAGCTAACGGAACTTATAGCTTTATTATTGAAGCAGATCAGTCACAAAACGCAACACTTTTCTTGCAAGGAGAAGTAGGCTCTGATACTAATGTTAATTTTTCAATAGACAACGTATCAGTAATGGAGGTAACAGAAGAAGACGCAAGCTACGCAGATATGTGTATGCAAACAGGAGCATCAACATACGAATGGGTTAACATAGTAAAAAATACATATTAAATGGGATTAGGAAAAACATATTCAGCAGATTATTTAGCAGACAGTAATAATAATACTGGAGCTTCAGGTCAAGTATTAATATCAACAGCAACTGGTATAAACTGGAGTGACGGAACCGATATAATTGGTGGACCTTACTTACCGCTTTCAGGGGGTACATTAACTGGAACTTTGGTAGGTACAATAGGTAATTTTGCTGGTTTAGGATATTTTGGTGAAATGGTTACCATTGATATTACAGATATTAGTACAGGGGAAAACAGAGGTTTAAAATTATTAAACTCAAGCGGAACTGATCAAGTATGGAATATTACCGCTGGACAGACTGGGGTTGATAATGATAAGTTTACTATAAGAGATTCTACAAATAATGTAGACGCTTTAACTATTGCTGTTAATGGTGGTACAGCCACTTTTGCAGGAAATGGAACTTTTGCAGGTGCAGTAAATGCGTCATATTTCAGAACAGCAGCAGCTAATACAAATTATAATTTACTAACAAGAGACAATACAGGTAATGCTTTATTTGTGCAGAGCGCCCAATCAAATGCAAATCAACCAATAGCTAATTTTAGATATGGAGATGCCGCTGTAAATGCAGGTACTCCAGTGTTGCAGGTTTCAAAAGATAATTCGCATTTTGTTAATTGTAATTTAGGAGTAGGGAATGCAAGCCCCACAGACGCAAGGCTTAAAGTTTTAGGTAATGTTATATTAGATAGTCATAGTGCATCTGATCCAGATTCAACATCAAGAACAGCATACCCAGCGGGACAAATGCTTACACATTATGACGAAGCTAACGGTGTTAGTATTATTGGTGGTCAAGGTGGATTTACAGGAACAGGACTAACTATAGGTGAAGAAACTGGTAGATCAAGTGCTTTTAAATTTATAAGAGGTGTATCAGATACTAATGGTGGAAGTAATGCAGCTGAAGAATTTTGGGTAAACGGAATTGGTGGTAGTTATTTTGCTGGAGATATGGGTATTGGTGTGTCCCCAGGTGCAAGAAAATTAGATATTTCTGGTGTTACCAGATCTTCTGGTTTTATGAATACAGACAATTATGCAGAAAAAATACTACCTACAATAAGTTTTACAAATACTGTAGCTAATGAAAATTATGATATACAATTTGGTAATATTTCCTTTTGGGGATATATAGAGGTTGAAATAACAGGTACTTACTCAAATCAGAATACTTCAGGTAAATTAACTAAAATATATGCCGTTGGTGTAAATCCAGCAACATCTTCAGCAGCAGGTATAATATACACTAATGAAACCAGAGTTTCAGATTCTTTAGGGTTTATAAAAGATAATATTGCTTTAGGAGATTTTAGTTTTGATGGCACTGATGATACTGGAACTTTTGCAATAAGAATATCTCACATAGTTTCTACTGGTAATAATTATACTGTAAAAGTAAGAGTTTTTACTCACGGTTCAAACGGTTCTAATGGCGCAGCTGGTATAGTGACTAACTTAGCAATGAGCGCTAAGTACACAGCAACAGCGTTGTCAAGACAATATGTGTATTATAATGATACAGTTGGTTTTGGAACAAGTACACCTGATTCTGCAGCAGGTTCAGTTCACATTAATAAATCAGGTACATCAGGCAATCAAACTATAGTTGCCACATTAGGGTCTACAAGTTTACGACCAATTTTGCAATTCTCAGAAGGCACAGGTGGAGGAATTGCTGCAGGTATGTCTATTGAATATAACGGAGTAGGGACAGGGACTCTTAACTATATGGCAATAAATAGTGTTTCAGGAGCTGCTCGAATGATACTAACATCAGGAGGCGCATTGCAACTTAACAGTTATACAATGACTCAGCAAACTGGCACATCTGCTTATCTTTTAGGTGTAGATGCTTCAGGTAATGTAGTTCAGTCAACAAATATACCGTCTGGAACGGGAGGTAGCGCAGGACCTTACTTGCCACTTGGTGGAGGAACAATAACTGGCTCGTTAAGTATAGTAGGAGATATAAGAGGTAATAATCCGCTTATCTTAAATGTAGGTGAATCTTATTCTTATGCTACAGGGCAGACAGGGGAAATCCTTTATGTAAACTCTGAAAATGGAATGGAAATAAATTCATCTCCTGATAACTGGGCAAGTGGATGGGCAGGTAAAAATTACGCATATATTAATAGAGCAGACGCTTCATCATCATTACCAGGTGCATTAACTGTAAATGGGAATTTTACGGTTAATAGCAATCTTGCTAAATTATCTGGATCTTCTCCATTTTTTGATATAGTCAATAGTGCTGAAACGGATGCAGGTATTATATTTCAAGATCTACAAGACTCAAACCAACGTCAAACAATAGCATTTAACTCAAGTGATAATGCTTTAAAATTTATGAGGAACAACGCAAACACTGAAAGTATGCGTATTAAGTCAGATGGTAATGTTGGAATTAATGATACTAACCCAGCAACAAAACTATCAGTAGGCGGAACTACTTTAATAAGAACTAGCACTGGTGTTTCAGATTTATATTTAGGAAATAATTCAACTGCAAAATATATAAGATTCCATACGAATAACACAAATACTTATTTTGATATGAATTGTGGTGTTGTTTATTGGAGACAAGGTAGTGGAACTAGATTCCAAAACAATATGACTACAGGTACATTTACAGCTTCTGGAGATATTATTGCTTATGGATCACCTTCAGATATTAGATTAAAAGAAAATATAAAACCAATTGAGTCAGCTTTAGATAAAGCAATGAAACTTCAAGGTGTTACTTTTGATTGGAAAAAATCTGATAGTATATTAGATATAAAAGAGGATATAGGATTTATAGCGCAAGATGTACAAAAAGTTGTACCAGAGCTTGTAAGAGAAAACTCAGACGGTATGTTGTCAATGAGACACCAAGGTATAACACCAATATTACTTGAAGCTATAAAAGAATTAAAAGCAGAAATAGAAGATCTTAAAAAAAAGATTAAATAATGGCTGTACCAACATCAGGAATACTTTATTTAGAAAAACTAGCAAGGGAAGCTTATTATGGTGATTACAATGGTAGTCAAAACGTAGGAGCTGTGTCTTTATTTGATATAGTAAATGGTGGTCAAGCTAAAGGATCAACATTAAATTATCCTACAATAAATAGAGATTGCTTACCAAATCCTACAGGCAGTTTAACAAATGACGCTACTGAACCTTGCTCACAAGGGTTAGATGTATGTTTTATTATTGATTATACAGGAAGTATGGGAAGTGTAATTGAAACAGTAAAAGATGGTTTAGCTGATGTAATAGCACATATAAACACAGAGTCAAGTAGTAACTACAGATTATCAATGATTACTGTAGATGAAGAAAATTCTTCTACACCAAATTACTCATCTTGTACTCAATACACTGGTTTACCAACAGCTCAAAAATATAATAACGAAGGTAGTACAGGGAAGTATCAGATAATAACTGCTTGGGAAATGTTTCCTACATCTAGTACAAACAACGGAACCTCATTTACAACAGCAGTAGATAATTTAAATGGGGGCGTATCAGGAAGTTCTTGTATTCAATTAGGGAATGGTCAGGGTACACCAGAGCCAATGGACATAGGTCTTGGATTGGTTATTAATTCTACAAATTTTGTAAATGATTTTAGATCAACTGCAGCTAAATATGTTATTATGATTACTGATGCTCCTCCAGGTGGAGGGGATGATGCTTTTACGCAAGCAGATTATGATGCATTACAGGTTTTAGCAGCCACCTCTATATTTAGGGGTATTAAAGTATTTGTATTAGGATTAGGTGTTAATTCTAATATTACAGTAAGCGGAACAGTAAGATACCCTTGGAGAGAGTTAGCAGTTCAAACAGGCGGAACTTGGAATACAACATATGATACAACGGATGTAGAAGCTGATATAACTGTTGCGTGTGATGACAATGGCGCTTTTACTCCCTACAAGTTTTCAGCCTGGTATGGGTACGATAAAGATTGTACGTCAGGAATTAAATCTTTTAGTTCGTCTACTGTTCAAACAAGTGAGTCGAATGCGTGTTCTTCTACAATTAATCAAACGTATTATCATAATGGATCTTCACCTGGACCAGGGGTTGGTGATACTTGTTATATAAATCAAACTCAAACAACAGTGTTAGCGGCTGGTTATTATTTAACATCTTCTAACGGTGGAATTAGAATAACAGGGACTGCGGGTGCTGTTGCTTCTTCATTTACTTGCACAACACTTACCGCAAGACTTACAACTCAATTAGCTTATCCTAAACCAGCTTTTGCTTGTGGTCAAACAATGAATGCTACAAGGTATTTTACAGGGTTTAGCGTTGGTGACAATGTCTACACAAATTCTTCTGGTACTACGCCATTAACTAATGGTAATTATGCTTGGGATAATTTACTTAACGGCTTTAAGTTTACAGTTGCAAACAATACAGGTGAAATAACATCAACGTCAATATGTTAATATGAAAATAAAAGAAGAATTAATAAAAGAATATAACGGTGAAACTTTCGTTGTTACTAAAATAGATGGTGTTTCTAAAATGACATTTGCTAATGGTGATTGGATAGAAAACAAAGAGTATTATGGAAGAATTTTTTTAGGAGATTGTTTAGATTGTAAAAAAATAAATAAATTATATGAAAATGCTGTTTTTGATAAAATATTAATAATGGGGTTAGGTATGGGTTTATTGCCTAATTATGCAAAGCATATAAAAAACTGTAGTGTTGTAGATGTTATAGAACAAAATAAAGAACTTATTGATTATGTAGACTATTTAGACAATTCTATAAATATAATAGAAGCGGATGCATATAACTATATTCCTTCAAAAAAATATAATTTAATAATATTTGATTTATCGTGGAATGAAAAAGACGTAACTTTAAAAATTCAAAAAAGTTTAAAAAAACTTTACAAGGAATATTTGGAAGATAATGGAAAAATTATTTTTCCCTTAATAAATAAATAAAAATAAACACTAACTTTACAAAAAAAAATTATGGCAATTATTTACAATTGGGATTGCAAAACAGTGGATTGTTATCCTGAACAAAATAACGAAACCGATGTGGTATATAATGTACACTGGAGGGTAACAGGAACTTCTGACCAACCAGGTTCTGAAGGGCAAGTTTATAGTGGGACCTGTATTGGCACACAATCATTAGACACAAGCCAAATTACAAACTTTATACCATTTGATCAATTAACAAATGATGAGGTAATTACTTGGACTCAGGCAGCGATGGGTGAAGAGCAAGTTATTTCTATTGAAGAAAGTATTGAATCTCAAATTAATTCTTTAATTACGCCTACCAGTATTACACTAATTATTGGAGAACCTTTGCCGCCAGCAGTTCCACCAGTTGAACAAGAGGAAGAAGTACAGGAAGATGCTACTGAAGACTAAATAATAATTTGTATATTTGTTAATTATTAATAACTAATTAAATTAAATAAAATGTCAAAAAACTTAACAAAAGAAGAGTTAGAAAACTTACAAGCTCTTAATCAAGAATTTACTCAAGTAAAATTAAAATTAGCTGATTCAGTTTATCAACAAGTTTTATATACGAAAGACTTGGATACAATAAGAGGAAAGTTTTCAGCTGTTGAAAAAGAATTAGCAGACAAGTACGGAGCTAATTCAGTAATTGATTTAGCAACTGGATCAGTAAAAGATGCTGAAGAAGTAAAAAAAGAAAACAATAAAGAGTAAATAATAATATTTATGGCAAGAATTAGCAACACATCATCATATCCAATAATAGCTCCAGATGGTGCTGATTATTTTATATTGACTGATGCTGAAAATGACAACGCAACAAAAAACTGTTCTATAAGTAACCTACAATCTTATTTAGGTGTAGATACAGTTAAAGTTAGTGTATCGGTTTCAGCAGCTAATTTGCAAGTGTTATCTACTCCATATACTATTGTAGCCTCACCTGGTGCGGGTTATACTTATGATATTACAAATGTTTCTGTTTTTATGGATTTTAATTCGGTAGTATTTGACTTTTCGTCTGATGCTAGTTTAAAAATAGGATCTTATGTTGCTGGTACAATACCTCAATCAATATTAAATTCAGCATCAGATATAGTATATAAAATTCAGCCTGTTAGCGGTATATTAGCTGCTGACACACCGATAACCTTATCAGGTGGAAATGCTACAACTGGAGACGGTACTCTTTACATAAATATTACTTACAGAAAATTAAAATTAGATTCTACATTTTAATTAAATGGATATTAGAAAAATTTCTATAGGAGCAGACTATAAGTCTAGTGCTATGCATTACATAGCTGGACAGGAAGTTCTTGGGGGAAGTTATAAAATTCATTTAATACAAAAAGATTTAAAAATAAATTCATATAAAATTTGGATTGAAAAATATAATGAAATTTTTTTATGGAAAGAATTTAATTCTAATATTCCTATTTCAATTGAATATAATATAAATTTTTAATGAAGTCACCTTTTTATTTCATTGTAGAGCCTTACAATGGAAGAAGGTATGATAATATAAAGAAGATAGGGGATATGAACTTAATAATGAGTTCGTCCAAAGAAGATCATACCGTTTCCAATAGGTTTGCAAAAGTTATTAGTACCCCTATAAACTACAAGGGAGAAATTATTCCAGGAGATATTTTACTGGTTCATCATAATGTTTTTAAATTTTATAATGATATAAAAGGTCGTCAAAAAAGCGGTAAAAGTTTTTTTAAAGACAATTTATTTTTTATAGAAGAAGATCAATTTTTTATGTTCAAACATAAAAATAAATGGAAATGTCATTCTAAATATGTAATGATTAAACCAATATTAAAAAAAGATTCTTATATTAAGGGTTCTAATACAGAAGAACCACTAACTGGTATTATAAAATATATAAATTCTGAACTATTAGAAAAAGGATTAAAAGAAGGTGACACTGTATGTTTTGAGCCTGAAAGCGAATATCCTTTTATTGTAGAAGAAGAAAAATTATACAGAATGTTTACCAACAATATAGTGATGGTTTTATAGTATGGATGTTAAAGAAATAAAATTACAAATAATAAAAGCAGGTGAAAAAGCTGTTATTCAACTTATTAAAGTTGCTGAAGAACATATTATTAAATACGGAGAAGATGATGAATTAGCAGCTGATAAATTAAAAAATGCAGCAGCCACAAAAAAGTTAGCAATATTTGATGCTTTTGAAATATTGACTAGAATAGAAGAAGAAAAAAACTTAATAGAAGGAATAAGTAAACCAAGTAATAATAAGTCTCAAGGATTTGCAGAAAGAAGATCAAAATAGCTTATATGTAAATTTACCTAACTACATACCAAAAAGTATTGTTACAAATAAAAACAAAGCTAAAAACTGGGAGTATGGGTACAATGAAAAATATAATGTTATTGTTATATCTAAAAATGGAAAAATAGGAGATGTTATTTCTATAAACGGACTGGCAATTGCCTTGCCTGAAAAACCAAAGAAAATATATAAAAGGTCTGAAACTAAATCAGAACAATACTGGGAGTCTTTTAACGTTCCTTCTTTACTTAAAAAAATACCAACAATATTTCAATGGAATCAAACCTCACCTAATTTTAAAAATCAGTGGGTAGAATATATTGAGTCGGAGTTTGATAAAAGAGATGAAGGTTTTTGGTTTATGAATAATGGTAAACCTACTTATATTACTGGCTCTCATTATATGTATTTGCAGTGGACTAAAATTGATATTGGATTACCAGACTTTAGAGAAGCAAATAGAATTTTTTATATTTATTGGGAAGCTTGCAAGGCGGATAAAAGAAGTTTTGGTATATGTTATTTAAAAATTAGACGTTCTGGATTCTCATATATGGGTAGTGAAGAATGTGCTAATATAGCTACAATATCTAAAGATTCTAGAATAGGTATTTTATCTAAAACAGGAGCTGATGCAAAAAAAATGTTTACAGATAAAGTGGTCCCTATTTCTAACAACTATCCTTTCTTTTTTAAGCCAGTGCAAGATGGTATGGATAAACCTAAAACAGAATTAGCTTATCGTGTACCAGCCTCAAAGATTACTAAAAAAAATATGTATGAAGAGGATGAGGAACAAATAGAAGGACTAGATACAACTATTGATTGGAAAAATACTGGAGATAACTCTTATGATGGTGAAAAACTAAAACTACTTGTTCACGATGAAAGTGGTAAGTGGGAAAAGCCAAGTAATATTTTAAATAACTGGAGGGTAACAAAAACTTGTTTACGATTAGGTAGCAAAATTATAGGAAAATGTATGATGGGGTCTACATCTAATGCGTTAGATAAAGGTGGTAATAATTTTAAAAAATTATATAACGATTCTAATGTGGGAATGAGAAACTCTAATGGTCAAACTAAAAGTGGGTTATATTCACTTTTTGTACCAATGGAATATAATATGGAGGGGTTTATAGATATATATGGTATGCCAGTTTTAGAAAACCCGAAAATACCCAAGCTGGGTATTGATGGGGAAATGATTACTAAAGGTGCAGTCACATATTGGCAAAACGAAGTAGACTCTTTAAAAAATGATGCAGATGCATTAAATGAATTTTATAGACAATTTCCTAGAACAGAGTCACACGCATTTAGAGATGAAAGCAAGCAATCTTTATTTAACTTAACAAAAATATATCAACAAATAGATTACAATGATTCTTTAATAAAAGATAGATTTTTAACTAGAGGTAATTTTAGTTGGAAAAATGGCGTTAAAGATGGAGAAGTTTTATGGAGTCCAGATACTAGAGGTAGATTTTTAATTTCTTGGACACCTAAAAAACAATTGCAAAATAATAGTTATATTAAGAACGGTAGAAAATACCCAGGTAATGATCATATAGGCGCATTTGGTTGTGATAGTTATGACATATCAGGAACTGTAGGTGGTGGAGGTTCTAATGGCGCTTTACACGGAGTAACTAGATTTAATATGGATGATGCTCCTAGTAATGAATTTTTTTTAGAATATGTAGCTAGACCTCAAACTGCTGAAATATTTTTTGAAGAAGTATTAATGGCTTGTGTATTTTATGG